CCTGTTATAATTGAATACGATATTTCATTTTAATTATGAGGTCACCTCAATACTTTGTCATCAAGTCGAAAGATGGCCAACGATACGATAATGTTCGTAATGGCATAATTATTTCTACATCAAAAGAAGACCATTTAGTTACTAATCGTGAGGCTATTATTATTGAAACTCCTATTGGGTATGAAGGGCCTATTGAGATAGGGGATATAGTCCTAGTTCACCACAATACATTTAGGTTTTATTTTGACATGCAGGGGCGTGAGAAATCATCATGGAATTATTTCAAAGATGACCTATTCTTTATTGATGATCCATATGCATACAAAAAACCCGATGGTCAATGGAAGGGGATAGGTAGATACGTGTTTGTTTCTCCTATCCCTAACAACCAGTCAGGTATTGCCACTACGGATACAGAGATGCCTCTTGTAGGCATTATTAAGTTTGGTAATGATGAAATGCTTGAACTAGGATTAAAAGAGGGAGACAAGGTCGTATTTGAGCCTGAGTCTGAGTACCCATTCTATGTCGATGGAGAGAAAGTTTATCGTATGTACACCAAAAATTTGACAATTAAATTAAATGAACAAGATAACAGAATTAAAGAAGAAGATAATTGATTCTGGATACAAGGCTGTCGAAGAATTAATTAAAGTTGCAGAAGAGAAAATCGTTACCCACATGGAGGATGATTTATCGGCCGACAAATTAAAGAATGCTGCGGCAGCTAAGAAGCTTGCTATCATGGATGCTTTTGAAATACTTAAACGTATCGAAGAAGAAAATAATATTATTGATGGTGTTGTTAACAATCAAGTTAATACCAACCGAGGATTTGCTGAGTCTAGAGCTAAGAATAAATAATATGGAAGAAATTTGGAAAGATATTCAAGGATACGAAGGATTGTATCAAGTATCAAATTACGGTAATGTAAAAAGTTTAGCAAGAGAAATTAATCGTGGTAATTTGCCCAATAGATTTCAAAAAGAAAAATTATTAAAAAAATGTGCTGGCTCAAATGGGTACTATGTTATAAACTTATTTAAAAATAAAAAATCAAAAACATTTACTGTTCATTCGTTAGTTGCTTTATCTTTTATTGGAGAAAGAACTGATATTGATATTAATCATATTGATGGTAATAAGTTAAATAATACATTAAGTAATCTAGAATATGTTTCTAGAAGAGAAAATACTTGCCATGGCAAATCAAGAAAATATAAAATTGCTGGTATATCATTTAGAAAAATGAATAACAAGTGGCGAGCCACTCCTAGATTAAATGGTAAACTTTATGAACTAGGTCAGTTTGATAGTATAGATGAAGCCGAAAAAATGGTATTAAATTTTTATAATTTACATTCTATTACTAATAAATATAATGTCACTATATAAAATCTTAGATATAGTTCCTAAAAAAATTCTTGACAAAAAAAATGACAAGAAACAATGGGAGTACGGATGGGATCCGGAGTATGATATTGTTATTATTTCAAAGGATGGAACACTTGGTGAGATATATGAAATTGAAAATCTAAAAGTTGGACTTCCTAAAGTTCCCGATAAAATAGATTACAAGGGTAACAAATGGCAATATACAGAACTACCTAAAGAACTATCCCGTATTAAGACAATCTTCGACTGGAACCGAAGAGATAATTCTTTTAAAACACAATGGGTTGACTTTATTGAACAAGAATTTGATCGACGTGAGTTAGGTTATTGGTTTATTAATAATGGTGTAAATACTTATATTACAGGAAGTCATTATATGTATTTACAATGGACAAAAACGGATGTTGGTAAGCCAGACTTTCGTGAGTCAAACAGAATATTTTATTTATTCTGGGAAGCATGCAAGTCAGATGCAAGATGTTTTGGGATGTGCTACTTAAAGAACCGCCGTTCAGGATTTTCTTTTATGTCTTCATCTGAAGCTGTAAATATTGCTACACTTGCAAAAGATGCACGTATTGGTATGGTATCTAAGACAGGACCAGATGCTAAGAAAATGTTTACCGATAAGGTTGTTCCTATTGCTAATAATTATCCTTTCTTCTTTCAGCCTGTACGTGATGGTATGACCACACCTAAGACTGAACTTGCGTTCCGGGTCCCTGCATCTAAGATTACTCGCAAGAACATGGACCAAGAACAAGGTGAAGATGTTGATGGACTAGATACATCTATTGACTGGCGTAACACAGCAGACAACTCTTATGATGGAGAGAAGCTACGATTCTTAATTGAGGATGAGGCTGCTAAGTTAGAAAAGCCAATGAATATTGAGAACGGATGGCGTATACGTAAGACTTGTCTTCGATTAGGAGCAAGGATTATTGGTAAGTGTATGATGGGCTCAACATCTAATGCTCTTGACAAAGGAGGAGAAAACTACAAGCGATTGTTCGCTGACTCTGATGTAACCAAAAGAAATAAGAATGGTCAGACTCTATCAGGGCTATACTCATTGTTTATTGAAATGGGGTATAACTTTGAAGGATATATCGATGAGTTTGGACACGCAGTATTAGAAACGCCTGAGACCCCAATCCGTTCAGCAGAAGGGACATGGATAACTCAAGGAGTCATTGAGTATTGGAACAATGAGGTTGCCTCATTAAAATCTAATCCAGATGCACTTAATGAATTCTATCGTCAGTTCCCTAGAACAAAATCACATGCTTTTAGAGATGAGACCAAATCGTCAATCTATAACTTGACTAAAATATACCAACAAATTGACTACAATGATGGCATGTTAGAAGATAGAGTATTAACTCGTGGTTTTTTTCATTGGAAAGATGGAGAGAAAGATAGCGAAGTTGTTTGGACTCCCGATAGGAATGGTAGGTTCTTGGTTTCTTGGATACCTGAAATAGCTTTACGTAATAAATTTATTTCTAAAAACGGAACTAAATATCCTTTGAACGAACACGTAGGTGCTTTTGGATGTGACCCTTATGATATATCAGGTGCCACCTTTGGAGGATCAAACGGATCATTGCATGGACTTACTAAGTTTAATATGGATAATGCTCCCTCTAACGCATTCTTCTTGGAGTATATTGCTAGACCACAAACAGCTGAGATATTTTTTGAAGAAGTATTAATGGCTTGTGTATTTTATGGAATGCCTATCTTAGCAGAAAATAATAAAGCTCGATTACTTTATCATTTTAAGAATAGAGGCTATAGAGGATTCTCTATGAACAGACCCGATAAGCATAAGGCTAAATTGTCATTCACAGAAATAGAGATTGGTGGCATACCATCTTCAAGTGAAGATATGAAACAGGCCCATGCGGCAGGAATAGGCACTTATATTGAGAAATATGTAGGTTATGATTTAGAAGGTATTTATAGAAATCCTGATGAAATTGGTAACATGCCATTTACTAGAACTCTTATGGATTGGTCTAAATTTAATGTTAATGATAGGACCAAGTTTGATGCTTCTATAAGCTCAGGACTTGCTATTATGGCAAATCAAAAACATGTTTATTTACCAGAGAAAAAAGAGTCAAAAATAAGCATTAAATTTGCAAGATATGATAACAGCGGTTCAGCGAGTAGACTGAAAATAATATGAACGACCCTTTAATAATGATTAATCCTTCTAGCTTTCCAACGCAACTGGCAACAGATGCAGAGAAAGCATCTAAAGAATTTGGATTAAAAGTAGGACAGAGTATCATGTGGGAGTGGTTTGCTAAAACAGGCAACAACTGTAGGTACTATTCTCAATGGATTGATTTTCATCGCATTAGGTTGTATGCCCGTGGTGAGCAGTCTATTGCTAAATACAAAGAACAATTCCAAGTTGATGGGGATATGTCACATATCAACCTTGATTGGACCCCCGTTCCTATTATTCCTAAGTTTGTTGATATCGTAGTCAATGGGATGAATGATCGTCTTTTCCAAGTTAAGGCATATGCACAAGATGCTATGTCAGCTGATAAAAGAAGTAAGTTTCAAGAAATGGTTGAGGCTGACATGGTTGCAAAAGAATTCTTAACTCAAGTAAAAGAAGAGTCAGGAATTGATGCATTTAATGTGCCTCCTCAAGACTTGCCTGCTAATGAGCAAGAGTTAAATCTTTATATGCAACTTAAATATAAGCCTGCTATAGAGATTGCTGAAGAAGAAGCTATTAATACAATTTTAGATGTTAACCACTATAATGATATTAGAAAGAGAGTTGATTATGATATTACAACTATCGGTCTTGGTATGGTTAAACATTCTTTTGTTCCAGGGACTGGAGTATCTGTAGAATATGTTGACCCTGCTAATATGGTATATTCTTACACGGAATCGCCAACCTTTGATGATTGCTTCTATTTTGGAGAAGTTAAACAAGTGCCGATTACAGAACTTATTAAAATTAAACCAAACATTACTACCGAAGAACTTGCGGAGATTCAACAGTTGGGTACAGCATGGTATAACTACTACGGTGTTCTTCGTCCTTATCGTAGTGATTTATTTAATCGTGATGTTGTTACATTAATGTACTTTAATTATAAGACAGATAAAACATATGTCTATAAGAAAAAGTATAATGAGAACGGAGGCAATAAAGTAATTCAAAAGGATGAAAGCTTTAATCCACCCGAAGGAACAGAAGAGAGATTTGAGCGTATAGAGAAACGCATAGATGTTTGGTATGAGGGAGTTATGGTCATGGGATCTCCTTACCTATTGAAGTGGGATCTTGCTAAGAACATGGTTCGCCCTAAATCTGCATCTCAATATGCATTGCCTCAATATATTGCTGTAGCACCAAGAATGTACAAAGGAGTCATTGAGTCTTTAACTAGACGTATGATACCTTTTGCTGACTTAATTCAACTTACTCATTTAAAACTTCAACAAGTTCTTCAACGTGTTGTGCCAGATGGTGTATTTATAGATGCCGATGGTATCAATGAGGTTGACTTAGGTACCGGGGCTGCTTACAATCCTGAGGATGCATTAAGATTATATTTTCAAACGGGTAGTGTTATTGGTCGTAGTATGACAGTCGATGGTGATATTAATCATGGTCGTATTCCTATTCAAGAACTTAATAGTAACAGTGGGCAAGGTAAGATTACTGCATTAATAAATGCATACAATCAATACTTATCAATGATAAGAGATGTAACAGGATTGAATGAAGCAAGAGATGCTTCTACTCCTAATCCTGATGCTTTAGTAGGTGTACAGAAACTAGCTGCTTTGAATTCAAACACAGCCACTCGCCACATCTTAGAAGGAAGTTTATTTATTACTAAGCGTTTGTCTGAGGCATTATCTTGCCGTGTAGCTGACATATTAGAATACTCTGATTTTAAAGAACAATTTGCTATGCAGATTGGTAAGTACGCTGTTGGTATATTAGATGAAATTAAAAATTTATACCTACACGACTTTGGTGTATTTATTGAAGTGTCTCCTGATGAAGAGCAACAAGCTCAATTAGAAGCCAATATTCAAATGGCTATGCAACGTGATCAAATATCACTTGAAGATGCTATTGATATTCGTCAAATGAAAAACTTAAAACTAGCAAATGAATTACTCAAAGTCAAAAGAAAAGAAAAGCAACGCATCGACATGGAGCAAGAGCAAGCAAAAATTAATATGCAAACTCAAGGCAACATTCAATCATCTCAAGCAGCAGCTCAAGCGGCTTTACAAAAAGTTCAAGCAGAATCTCAAGCAAAAGCACAATTGGCTCAAGCTCAAATGCAATTTGATATTCAACGCATGCAAGCGGAAGCACAAATAAAAGAGCAATTGATGAGTGTGGAATTTAATTACAACATGCAACTTAAAGGTATGGAGGTTAGTCAAATTAAACAGTTGGATATGGATAAAGAAAAAGCCAAGGATGATAGAACTAAAATACAAGCTACACAGCAGTCAAAGTTGATTGAGCAACGCCAAAAAGACTTACCTGCTATGGACTTTGAATCAGAAGAAGATTCATTAGATGGCTTTAGTTTAGAGCAGTTTAATCCAAGATAAAATTATTCATTACTTTTGTGCAACTAAAATTTAATTTAAATGGAAAATTATCAAGTAAAGTTGGTAGACTTTGAAGAAAAGTCTGTCCAAGAAGTAGAGGAGACTTTACTAAAAGTACACGAGGAAAAGACAGGCATACCTCAAATTGAAGTAGCCGAAGAAATTAAGTTAGAGATACCGGCTGAACCCGACACAGCTAATGGAATCTCAGGAGAAGAGAAATCAACTCCACAAGTACCATCATTTGATGATGCCGACGTTCTTTCATATATCAAAAGCAAGTACAACAGGGATGTTAATTCCATGGAAGATTTGTTTAAGCCAGTTGAGTCTAATCAGGAATTATTACCTGAAGATGTTTCAGCATTCTTAAAATTTAAGAAAGAAACAGGACGTGGCTTAGATGACTTTTATCGTATTAATCAAGATTTTTCTAATGAAAAACCGGAGCGGTTAATCGCTACGTATTTAAAAGAAATGAACCCTGAGTTAGATGATGATGATATCCAATATGAGATGTCAGACAGATTCGCATATGATGAGGATTTGGATGAGGAAAGGGATGTCAAAAAGAAAAAGCTTGCATTTAAAAAAGAACTTACTAAGGCAACAAGGTATTTCGAGGATCAAAAAGAAAAATACAGAGCA